GGCTTGATATTTAGCTAAAAGTTGATTTACTCTTTTGATAGTTTGTGAATTAAATCCACCACAAAGACCTTTATCTGCTGTTACGAATACAATATCTACTACTTTAGGGTTTTTGGTTCCATTAAAGTATAAGTTATCAATTCCATCTACATTAGCATTTTGTATCTTTTGTGCTATTTCAGTCAAAAGTTCTGTCAATTTATTAGCATAGACTTTCGATTTTTTAGCCAACTCTTCTGTTCTTTTAAGTTTAGCAGAAGAGACAAGCTTCATAGCATTAGTAGTCTTCTGTGTATTTTTTACAGAACCTATCTTACGCTTTATCTCTTTTAAATTAGCCATTTTGGGCCTCTTTCATTGATTGTTCTTTTTCTTTTATATAATTAACAAGTAAAGTTACGTAAACTTCCCTTTCCCACGGCATCATATTTTCAAGTTCTGTGAGACTGTACTTATGATGTTGCATCAAAGCAAAGTTGGTCTCATAGATGTTCATCAACGAATCGTGCGCTAGGGCTACGCGAAAAAACTTGCTAGTCCTTCGAGTACAATTGGTGATGTAACTTCAGTCTTCGGATTGAAAACCTCAATAGTATGGGAGAGTTTAGGCATAGTTTCAAAGAACTTCTGAACTAAACCGAACTGTTGTGAGTTCATATTTTCATAGAATTCAACTAGTTCTTTAGTTGTGTGATCTTTTCCTTCATATACATCCTCACCTTCAGCAATACTTTCAGTACAACTAGCAGCAAGTTTGAATAGATCGTCTACACCTGGGTTGTCAACGAGATTATTCTTCACAAACACATCCAAGGATGGATATTGCATAGTGATAGTGACATCATCGCTGACTTTAAGAATGGTGGTATGTTCCTTAGGAATTATTACCTTCACATCATCAAGGTTGACTTCAACATCAACTTGAGTCTTCTCATCATCAGGGCAAGTGATCTTAAATTCACTCACCTCACCAACAGATTTACCACGGATTCTAAGAAAGAGATATTCAATATCAAATGTAGCAAGGTCATCAAGTTTCTTGAGGTTGGTACAATTCTTGATAATCTCTTTCACCGCTTTGATCATCTCTTTATTATCCTGTGTTTCCATAGCAAGATAAAGAAGTTTCTCTTCTCTCACTAGGAATGGTCTATAGGTAACCTTTTGACCACGAGGAAGCACGCATTCATAATCTGGAATGCTCAGTTTGGGTAAAGGCATCGTGTAAAATTACAATTCAGTAAAACTATTTAGACCCCGACGTAGGTCCTGAAATCATTATCGTCGAGAACACTATCTATATTGTTTATAACCTTTTCGTTGGTCCAACCACCTGCCTTCTCTTGTTTTGTAGTAAATCTATAACGCTCAAACTTAAACTGTACATCTAATCTCATCACTTCTGAATTACTGTTGCCGAAGGTCATTGTACCTAGGTTGAATGGATATGCTCCATTGAATCTCCATATACCAACTGCTTTATTCAAACGTGTTTGATATTTTTGTCCTTTCTTCACGGTCTGCACGATAAAGTTAGATCCTCTCTCCCATTTCCTTACAATAATGTCACAAATATAATCATCATAGAAACTGACTCTGTTCTCACCATCAGGTGCAATAGAATTCATCCAAGTCTCAAAGAAATTTCTATGCCACTGGTTCTTTGTCACTAAGAATGACACTGCTAGTTCATTAGGTGTCTGTCCTGTTACATATGATCTTTGAAGACCAAAGTTCTGAGTGTCTCCAGTCGTCAAGTTTCTTGAAGGGATAGTAACTTGATCAGCAAAATAATTTACAGCGTCATAATATTCTCTACCATATGCAATCGTCCCACCACCATTAAGTGCTGCAGATCCCAAGACACCAGGGAATCCAATCTCTACAGAGTAAAGATTACCACGGGAGGGTTCCCACGCTCCCTTAGAAACGAGGTCTGTGAATGATCTAAATGAATTGGGTGCTGCGTATGACATCAGAGTTTCTTTAATACTAACGACGTTGGTACGGATATGTTTCTTCCGTTGACAGTGGTTACAAATTCTTCGGAGGGAATCAAACCAATATCTGCCCACTCAGAGTTTTCAATGCTGTAATAGGGTGATAAAACATTACTTCGCAAGTATTTATGCAGAGTAACAGGAGGTGGTGACGGAGTGAACCCTGAGACCCGTGCTTGAGGTGGTAGATAGTGTACATTAGCACCCCAAAAGTGGTTCGTTGACTCACCTATGACATACACCAAAGGATATTTGTCCCAGAACTGATACTTCTCTGCATACTCTGCTGCATACTGGAAAGTACATACTCCTCCCACAGCAGGACCATCTATACCACGACCTGATAGGTAGAAGAACAATTGACTCCTCCACCAAGAAGGTGCCTGTGCTCTATTGTTTGCTAGATCTTTTAGATCTTGATAGACGCTCATACTTTGAGTTCTTTTTCTGTGAGTATAATAAATTTCATCTTACGATCTGCACAATACTCACGTGCTGCCTTCCACTTCGCCTGATTGACTCCGTACGTGGCAATCTCTGTCAATAATCTCTTAGTCTTCCTACCTTTTTTAGGTGGAAGAGTTTGTGCCTTGGGTTTTACCTCCACTATATATTTAGTAGTACCAGAGGAAGTTCTTCCTTTGATGTAGAAGTCTGGAAAATATCTGTGTATTCTATTGTCAATAGGTGAGATATATGGAATGATTATCTCCTCTGAACCCCATTCCATTACGTTTGCATTCTTATCGCACCATACCATTAATTTACGTTCCCACAAACTCCTATAAATAATATTCGTAGGGTCACCTTTGTATTTTCCTGGGTAACTAGGTCTGAACCTTCCAGAATAACTTCGCTGCATATGACTACCCCACTAGTTTACCCAAGAACATTGCCGACCGATATACTCGGGTCGAGACGTGAGATCTCTCGTGAAGATACTTTTGCGACTAAACTCGTAGATTATCTTAAAATTCAAGTGTACGATCCTCAACAGGGTGGTAATCCTTATACTTATGTAGGTAACAACGGTAAACCCGTAGCAGAACCTTTTAGAAATGCATCTGATGCAGGATTAGTTGGTAATGTATTTTTATATTTACCTAATGGTTTACAAGAAAATTATACAGCGATGTATAATGAAACCACTTTAGGTGCAGCAGGTCTTGGTGCTATGCAAGCAGCATCAAATCCGACTCAAGGAAATGCTGTTAATACTCTACAAGAAACAGCAGGATCTTTAAAACCAGAGTTTTTAATGAACTCAATATCATCTGCTATTGGTACAGTTAACTCTACTCTAGGTGCAGGTGGAGATATTGATGGCAATGCTTTGTCTGCCATTGCAACTAAGAAAATATTCAACCCATACCAAGAAGTTACATTCAAAGGTGTGGCATATAGAAACCACACATTTAACTTTAAGATTGCACCACGTAATGCTAAGGAAGCACAAGAAGCACTAGGTATATTCAAACTCCTTCGTTTTGCTATGCATCCTACGATGTCTGGTAGTAATGCTGATGCGATCAAGAAGATGTTTAAGTTAGGTCTCACCAGCACTGATCAAGAAACTAGAGATAATGCAGAAAAAGCAACAAATGCTCTTTCAACAGGGAATGGTACTGATGTAGGAACTCTGAACAACGCTAGGTTCCTAAACATTCCAAACTATTTCAGACTCGGTATTGTTCGTGTCAAAGCACAAGAGACTGAGAGTGGTGATGATCTTAGGATTACAGGCAATGGTGGTATGCTCAAGAGTATTCACTCATTCCCTTCCAAGGTTGTACTTGAGAATCTACAGTTGAATACATCACCTGATAACTTTATGAATACTTTGAGAGACATTACTGATAACACTTGGGACTATGGTCCAGTTGCATATACAATGACTCTCACCTTCAAGGAAACTCAATTCCTTACTTCAGATATGTTTGCAAGAGGAGGTTCCTAATGGCATATTTTAAATATTTACCTAACGTATATGTAAGAAACAGAACGTTCCTTAATGGTACCCATCCATATGAACTGACTGTTAATATCTTCCGTCGTATTAAGATCCGAGATCTATACAAAGGAGAACTTTTAGGGTTCACTAAGTATGCTATCAAAGATAACGAACGTCCTGATCAAATTGCAAAGAATGCATATGGTGATAGTGGATTAGACTGGATTGTTTTACTTGTGAACAACATCATCAATGCAAACACTGAATGGCCAGTGACAAGAGAGGACCTTTATAAGATATGTGTAGACAGATTCGGTACTGTAGATAGTGT